AGATTCGTCAGGCAGGGAGCGCAGACCCAGGAAGCACTACAGCCACTGCCCGATCAGGAGAGAGATCACAGCCTATAACCGGTTTTCGGGCCTATAGCTCAGTTGGTTAGAGCAGCGGACTCATAATCCGTTGGTCCCTGGTTCGAGTCCAGGTGGGCCCACCAAACGAATCTAGCAGCAACAGCAGCACCGCCGCCCTTAGCTCAGGGGATAGAGCAACAGCCTTCTAAGCTGTGGGTCAGACGTTCGATTCGTCTAGGGCGGGCCAGTATACAGCAGCGCGACCGTGGTGAAATAGGTAGACACAAGGGACTTAAAATCCCTCGACTTCGGTCATGCCGGTTCGATTCCGGCCGGTCGCACCAAAGACCCTTATAGAATAAGGGTCGTCCACTCAGTAACCAAAGTAAGCGCTGACTTAGGGCAGCGGGCATCAGCAGGTGTCGCCGCCGTGAGTTGGTAAGCACTTACTAGTCATGGGCAGTGCCGGGCCTGTGGCATTTTGGCAACACTGGAGATTTCGGTTGGCAAATCCATGCTTTGGGTGCATAATAACACTATGATGAACGAAACGGAGCGGACCGTGGCTAGAGCAAAGAGATCAGATCGCAATCACATCATCTACGAACTGGTGGTGCCCGCGGGCAACTACATCGGAGTCACTGCCAAGACGGAGACCACAGTCGCGAAGAGCGTCCGCGCTCGTGCTGCCAAACACTACTACCGTGCCAAGACGGAGGCCAAGGAGTGGCTGCTCTGCGAAGCTCTGAGGGCGTTGGCGGACAAGTCGGAGATAGAGATACGGATCCACGAGATCGTCCGCGGCAAGGCAGACGCACACCGCAGGGAAGTTGAGATCCGCAGGCTGGTACAGCCCACACTGAACACTGACACACGAGGAGATTGATATGTGGTATGTCTACGATAAACAGTCTACTGTCATACAGAAGACGGTAAAGACCCCCTCAGCGGCCAAGTCCTGGATCACCCGAAAGCACAACCAGCATCTGCGGGGCAGCATCACCCATCACTTCCATGGCATCTGCAACGATGGTCCTCTGTTCCAATTTGGCTACGCTGATGCTGAGTACTTCCATCAGCACATCGAAAAGACAGAGACCAAGCGGAACCTGATGACTGGCCGCGAGTTTGAGCAACCCGTGAACACCCCCAGGGCCTGCGATCCCAGCACCGAGCTATATTGGACCATGTAGGGGTTGACAAAGGTAGCGTTTGGCTGTAATATAGAGACTTAGTTAACACAAGGAGCGACAGATGCGAGCACTAGAACACTACGTCCAACAGAGGAACGAGATCCGCGCCATGTTCAAGAGCCGGCCCTTGACGCTGTTAGACGCTAAGGATCGGCAGACCCTGGCAGATGACATCAGCTCGGCGCTGAGCCCGGAGAACTTGACCTGCGATGGCGAACTGCCTAGGTCAGTGATCCAAAAGAAGTATCAGATGTTGACCCGTGTGCGCCAACAACTAGAGCGCCTAGACCCTGCGGTCGCGTTCTACGAATAGGGGGATATATGGTCAGAGATCACTTAGAACAGCCGCTCAAAGTGGGCGACCCTGTGGTATGGTGCAACTACAATCAACTCTACATGGGCTTGGTCTTGAAGGTCATGCCCAAGCGGGTGAGGTTGCGCAACATCTTAACAGGCTATGAGCATCAGCCTTATCCCAGCAAGATCGTCAAGGTCGAGGCTCTGCCCCCGGCCACCTTATTCGCCGCTATCAAAGGAAAAGGGGACTAACATGGACGCAGTGACGCTCAGTGGTCGGGACTTCTCAACCATCCATAACACACTCTGCGATCTCAGGGGGGTGGTGCAGAAGATGACACACTCTATGGTCAAGGTCGAGGAAGTGCAGCGTATCGTAGAGCAGTTCGAATCAGGGCTGCGGGATGCCTACGCTCAGGATAACTCTGCGTTCGACTCAAAGATGGACTACTATAGGCAGTTCCAGCATAACAACGGTCTGCGAGCGATCTGGAGCATCTACGAGCTGCCCCTGCACGGGTTCCTGCAGGATCATCCCTACCGAGGTGCCCTGACCCTGTCATATCAGGGACACGCAGTGCCGATCCTGGGACAGACCTGGGCGGACCTTTATCGTGCCGCCGACGATGTGATACGGCGCTCAGGCGACGGGCATCACATATTCATCGAGGGCTTTATGTTCGCCGGTGATGAGCTGAGGTTGACCACGGGCAGCTGATCATGAGCGTAAACAATCTACTCAACACCGTGGTTAGGCCCACGGTAAGATTCGACCCTAACATACACGAGCATCGCTACTACGTGCATCTGTTCATACGCAATCGCACGTGGCGAGGCTGTCCCTATGTTTTCGCCCTGCCGCAGAGCGAAGACAACGTCTATAACATGGTGTTGAGGCTGATGGCTGAATGGTATGCAGAGCAGGAATTCGGGAATGTGGCAAAGATGCCACAGCAGCAGAAAGTGGTCAAGATGCCGGTTGACAAAAGGACTGCTTGACTGCATAATAGAGACTAAGTTAACAACAAGGAGCGACGCAAATGGGAACACGTTCACGAGTAGCCGTCATGCACGGCGATGTCTGCAAATCAGTCTACTGCCACTATGACGGCTATCTGGACTACACGGGCCGGATCCTGCAGGAGCACTACGACTCAGCCCGGGCCAATCTGTTGGTGAGCATGGGCGACAACAGTGGCGTCAAGGAGACCGTAGAGGCTATGAACTTCTACAAGGACCGTGGCGAAGAGGACGTGGGCTATCAGGTAGCACACACGTTCGAGGAGTTCCTGGAGCAGGTGGATCTCTGTTGCGGCGAATACTACTATGTGATGCGGGACGGTGTTTGGTATGCAGGGTGCCTCTACGACACGCAGGGCCTGGCTAAGAATGGACTAGTGCCTCTGTCAGAGGCGCTGGGTGCCTTGGCAGCGGCCGCAGACGAATAACCCTCGCTGTTGTAGGGTCGTAGGGGTTGACAAACGACCCCTATGGCACTATAATAGAGTCATAGTTAACAACTAGGAGCGAACCGTGCGTGACTATCCAAATATGTCGTACTGCATGTGCAACAATACAGAAGCCGCCTTCAACCAGATCATGGACGCCATGGACGACGAGGGCGATGTCCAATTCGTCAAAGACCTTAGCATGGACGAACTCCGCAGTTTCAACGAGATCGCGTTCATGGCTCGCCGATTCGCGCAACGGGCAGAACGTGCCGTCGAGCAGGTCATCAACGATCGGGTTGATGCTGTTTTGGAAGACGAGTAGGGGTTGACAAAAGGACTGTTTGGCAGCATAATAAACACTTAGACACTTACACAGGAGCGAGCATGTATATCACATTCACAGAGGGCTGGTACAATATCAAGGGTCAGCCCACCAACGTTGGCGGTATGACGTTTAAAATGGTCGAGGACTTCAAGGTCGCCAAGAGCGGCGAAGGCTATGTCACTGTCCAAGGTGGCAGCCAGCCCGGCTTCCCCGATCGTTCAATCCGCATCAAGTGCCGCCAGGGTGCCTGGGCTGTCGCAGGTTCTGCTAAACCTATTCCACAAGGAGTCAGCATGCTGACAGCGCTGAAGAGCAAGAAAGGTGAGACCGTGACAGACTTCACCCAGGTCAAGATCGAAGATTCGGCTGTAGCACACGAGACTGACGAAGAGATCATCGAGCGCACCCGTATGCGTTTCCAGATCCTCAAGGACATGACGCAGGCAGTCAAAGGTGGTGATGTACGTGCCATGATCGTAACGGGCCCTCCGGGTGTGGGCAAATCGTTTGGTGTCGAAGAAGTACTTGCCAAAGACGATCTGTTCGACATGATGGGCCAGCGTAAGCCCAAGTACGAGATCGTCAAAGGTGCTATGAGTGCCATTGGACTCTACTCCAAACTCTACAAGTTTTCAGACCCAAAGAGCATACTAGTGTTCGACGACTGCGACAGCATCTTGTTGGACGATGTCGCGCTGAACATCCTCAAGGCTGCTTTGGACAGTTCCAAGAAGCGGACTATCTCTTGGAACACTGACAGCCGCCTGCTCCGTTCGGAGGGGGTGCCTGACAAGTTCGACTTCAAGGGCGGTGCTATCTTCATCACCAACTTGAAGTTCGAGAACGTGCGTTCTAAGAAACTGCAGGAGCATTTGG